ATGGCAGATAGAATTAAAGATATTGTCGTAGGCGTAGTTCTTGCACTCCTCGCCTATCTTAAACCGATTGAAGGCGAGTTATCTTCGCTTATGATCGTCTTCACCCTCAACTTTATTTTCGGTTATCTTAGTGGCATGATTGCAAAAGGAGAGAACTTCGAGTTAAAGAAAGCAGTTGTGTGCATCGGTCACGCTACCGTGTTCTTCGTCCTTTGTGCAGCAGTATATGCAATCGGGCGATTCAAAGGACAAATGGAAGGTTCCGTTCAATGTGTTTCCTTTATCTCGTATCTAGTATTGTGGTTCTACGGATGCAATATTCTGAAGAACTTGAAACAGATATTCAAGAAGGGTACCCCTCCTTGGTATGTAGTGAGTTTCCTCTATTATCTCATGCGCTTCAAATTTATCGAGAAGATTCCATATTTGTCAGACTATCTAAATTACACGGAAAAGGAGGAAAAGATATGATGTTAGCGATTATTATGGTGGCAGCTATTATAGGAAGCATTCTTGTATTTGGCTACATTATTCAAAGAAAGGATTATAGCGAGGAGGAGAAGTAAACATGGCTGATTCTAGTAAACTCGTTCCGTTTATCCTCAGTTGGGAAACGGACAAATATACAAATAACAAGCATGACAGGGGTGGCGCTACTAAATACGGCATCACCCTTGCGACCTGGAGGAGAGTCGGGTATGACAAGAATGGTGATGGTGTTCTTAACGAGGAAGATGTAAAACGCCTTACTGAGGAAGACTTTCATCGAGTTTTCAAGCAGAACTATTGGAATGCTTGCAAGGCAGACCAAATACAGGATCAGAGCGTAGCCAATATGCTAGTAGACTTCGCTTATAATAGCGGAGTCAGCAAAGCGGTAAAACATCTGCAACTTGTATTAGGTATCACAGCAGATGGTATTATCGGTAATAAGACGCTGTATGCCATTAATAAATCCAATGGAGAAAGACTATTCGAAGCCTTCAAGAAGGATAGAAAAGCTTATCTAAAGAGAATCGCAGTCGGTGACCAGAAAGGTTTTCTTAAAGGGTGGCTTCGCAGACTTAGCTACATTACGTATGGTAATCTAAAATTGAATAAATGATGAAATGGTATGATATAAGATTTTGGAAATGGGCAACCATTACCCTAGTGGTAGGTCTTGCGCTTGTTTCTGTCTTAGGGTGCAGTACTCCTAGAGCAGTAACTACACAAACCTTCATCACAGACAAGCAGAGTGAAAAGAAGTTCGATTCCCTCTTCACTACCCGATTGTCTTATGCCTTCGAGCAATGGCAACATATCCAAAAGCGAGAAACAGAAAAGGCTACCAAAGATAGCAGCTATGTAAAAGATAGCACAGCAACCCGATATGATGCGCAAGGGAATAAGATTGGTGAAGATCGTTTTCATTACGAGAGTCACTATTTATTTGAAAAGGAACGAAGAATGCTCCTCGATACCATCAGTACATATAAAGCATACAAAGATAGCTTTATATATTACAGAGGAAGATGTGACTCCTTATCAAAGATTGGTACCTCTCAGTTCTATAAGATTGACGTTCCTTCTATAAAAGAGAAATCTCTGTCAAGTATGCAGAAGATATTCTTAAAAACGGGGCAGATGTTTTGGTTCTGCTTTATACTCATAGTTATGTACTTACTATATATATCAAGGAAGAAAAAGAAAGAATCTTAGAAAAGTTGTTTAATTAAGGTTTTGAGATTTATTTTGGATAACTAGGGCGACTACTCGTGATGAGCGGTCGCCCTTTTTGTTTGCAAAGTAAATTCTTCCGTTCTAAGAGGATTAAAAATGAGTCTACCTACTATCACCATAAATCACTGATTTAGAGCCACTAACGAAAACTATGATAGCCTTATAGCTTATTTCAAAACAATTTCCTAACTTTGCACACGTAACGTTACAAATAGTGTTAGTTAAATATTAAGGTTAAATTAAAAATTCGGGATATGGAAAGTAAAACTTACGTGTTCAATCCAGAGAGCGGCACAAGCGGCACAGGCTCTAATGGAATCTTGGCTATGCTTCCTGCACTCATGCAGAGACAGGGTGTTGACCCAGGTCTTATTGCACTCTTGAACAACCGTGGAAACGGAAATGGTTGGGGTGAAGACATCTTTGCAATCCTCCTCTTGTTCATCCTTATGGGCAATAATGGTATGGGGTTCTTCGGAGGTAATCGCTGCATGGGTTCTAACGGACAGGGCGGTGTTGTGCCAATGCTTAACAATGATGCCAATACAGCCGTTATCATGCAGGCTGTTCAGCGCAATGGTTTCGACGTTCAGAGCTTGGCTACAGCCCTCAACACATCAAGTGACGCAGTCATGGCTGCAATCAATGGCTTAGGTCATCAGATTTGCAACCTCGGCAATCAGATGGGCATGAATGCTAATCAGATTTTGACTGCTATCATGCAGGGTAACAATGCCATCGCTACTCAGTTGGCAGAATGCTGCTGCAAGACCAATAACGCCATAACTGCAATGGATGGCAACCTCAAGTTGTCTATCTGTCAGCAAACCCACGCCATCAATGATACGGCAAATGCCAATGCTTTGATGCTCCGTGACAAGGCAGATGCTAACAATCAGTCTGTCTTGGCTAAGTTGGATCAGATGCAGACACAGGCAATGCAGGATAAGCTCGATGCTTTGAGAGAGAAGAACGGTGCCCTGCTTGCTCAGATTTCCAACGAGCATCAGACACAGGCTTTGCAGGCTTATCAGGCACAGGTTATCACACCTGTAAATGCAGCTTTGGCTGCGCTGCAGGCAGAGGTGGCTGGCATCAAGTGCAAGTTGCCTAATACCATCAGTGTTCAGTACCCTCAGTACGGAGTATTCAACAAGGACGTTTATACTGCTGCCGCCATGGGAGCTTATGCAGGTGATGTAGCGGCTTCTCGTTCAACTGTAGGATGCGGTTGTTAGGAAAGGAGGTAACTATGTTCCCTTTATATCCATTCAATCCATTTATTCCAATCGGTCAGAGAAACCAAATCAAACTTATTGACGTAGGCGGTATCTATGAGCTGAAGACAAATGCTCAGCAGGTCACAGATGCTAGTGTAGATTATGGTATCAATCCTTGCTACTACAATGCTTTGCCTTGCGAGTGCATTGTACTCTTGAAGATACATCAAGGAGTTGCCGCTGCAAGTGCGACACTTCCTGTTACAATCGTAACTCCAAATAGTGGTTCGACCACTATTAACGGAACCGCCAACACTAGTGGAACTACTTCCGGCACAACAAAGGTGCCAGTTGTTGATCATGTAGGTAAGGCAGTGACGGGAGCTAGCGTTTCTGAAACTACGGAGGCTTTGGCATACATCAATAAGAAGAGCGGTATTATCCGACTGCTTGGGTTTCAGCAGCCTACAGGCGGCTAACAGAGTATTAACTATGGGACAGACTGAAAAGTCTGCCCCTTTAAAAGAGAAAGAAAATGTTTCAAGGACTAAGACAGTCTTCTCTCTTCTACATCTTAGACAAGGGAGGAGAAAAGCCGACTCTAAAAATCGGTCAAGTAATATCGGTCAGCAATCCTCAGCAGAAATATCCTAGCTATATACCAGGACAGACTCCGACATTGGAGACGACCGTTGATGTTAAGGTGCAAGTAGAGGACCAGCAGGTCAATTTCGAAAAGCTGCCATCTACGGCACAGATAGTGAACTTCGGCAATGAAGGTGTTGTTGTCAGTGACAGCAGAGAAGCTATGTGCGCAGAGATTGATGCTATGTTGCGACATTCAAAGGGAGTCGTGGAAAGTGTAGATTACCACAATGGAGTTATAAGCTCCTGCGAGGAAATGCTCACTAGAATCAACCCACAGATTGCTAAGGAAAAGCAGCAGGAAAAAGACATCAGTAACCTCAAATCAGAGGTCAGCGGCATGAAGGGAACGCTATCCAATATTGAATCCATGCTGTCTAAGGCTTTGAGCGGTAACAATTTTAAAAAGTAATTGCTATGGGATATATGGTAGAAATTACGGAAAACAAGTTCGATGAGCTTGTTGACAACTGCGAAGAAATGGTTCGAGCAGGTGGCAAGGTTATGAAGTGCTTGGATAGTCTGAAGCGTGAGCGTATGGGTAATCGTATGCCAATGCCAGACTATCGTGACAAGTGGGACGATGAAGATTGGCGCGACGAAGACCGCTATGGAGAGCGACGCTACTATGGTCGCCGTGGCGGTGGACGCTACTAATGTTTAATTCGGTGGTGGGGATTTTCCCTGCCACCCTTAAAAGAAAGAACTATGGGAAAATGTAGAATGCCTTTGGATGCTTACGATATGAAGCCAGAAGGAATGATAGCATATCTGAGATATAATGGCTGGCACTTCAACAAGAAGGCTTGTGAGTGGGCAGTCGCTCAGATGAGAAAATACAACCCAGTCACCAAAAAGGATGAGGAGGTTGACTATATGGATAAGGAGAAGGTTGAATCCATCCTTACCAAGCAGGGAGTGACACTTGAAAATAATGTAGGCTATGATCATGTCTATGTGGCAAACATGGTTAAGGCTGATTTCTATAAGTCTTCCATCGAGGACGAAGCTCACATGGCTTTGTTCGTGAAAGATATGGTTGATGATACCGATCAGAAGGATGGCTTCATCTTTAACAGATTCTATGCCGATTGCAACCATAATGGCATCGGCATTCCATGGGATGATATTTTATGATAAGTCAAGAGATATATCTAGAAAAGTACGATTGGAAAGTTCTTGTGTTTTACGGTTTGGAATCATCAGATACCGATGAGGTATGCAACTCCCTTGTGCAGATAGGCTGCACAGAAAAGGCAGTCGAAAGCGCAAGGGAGCATTGCTTACGTGGAATACCGAACACAGGTCTAACCTACTCCAATCTTGCAGGTAGGAAGAGCGTGGTTGCTATTAGCAGGACCACATCAGAATATGAGTTCGTGAATACTGCCACACACGAAATGTTTCATGTTGTCACTCATATCTGCGAATCACTAGGTATTGACTTGAAAGACGAAGAGCCTTGCTATATGATGGGATGGCTCTGCCAGGCAGTTAGTAGGATATTCATTTAAAATTTAGAAATATGACGGACATTAAATTAATGGTGGATGCTGCAAGGCAGCTAAACCAGACTTGGAACGAATGCAGCAAGAATGCTGAAGAAGAAAGTACACCCGAAGTGTATAACGCTATGTGTGAGGTTGATGAAGCTGTTATCAACCTCGTCGAAAAAATCAGCATTTGTTTAAAGGAAAAGGCAATTGTTGATATGTATGGTGTTTCTGAATTGTCAAAAACACATAAGTCAATTATAGAGAGAAACAAGGTTTAAAACCATGTAAAACAAATTTACTAAGCTTCAATAATGTTATATAAACAACTGATTGATAACAAGTTGTCAATTTTGTTATAGTTAACATCATTGAAGCTTAGTTAAGTTAATAAAAAGTTAAATATCCAACCTAAGCCTTTCTAAGCCCCTCTTTTTCCTTCTCCATATAACTACACCAAATTACAAAAATAGAGCAACACACTGAAAATCAACTATTTAAACCATTTCTAGATTATTCTGTAATATCATTTTACTGCTAAAATATAGTCTATAACTTTCCTATTAGCATCATCAATCTTTTGCTGATTGAAATTGATATAAACCTGTGTCACTTTTGCACCTGTAGAGAAAGAATGTCCGAGGGCATGGCTTATCACATCAACGGGTATATCGAGTTCGCTAGCAATTGTTGCCCAAGTATGACGAGCCCAGTAAGATGTTAGATTTTCAAAACCTTCAATGCTCTGTAATATCTTTGCCCATGACGCGGTAAACGTGTGGACGGTTGCGTATTGATCGAGAATACAGAGTAGATGCTTTCTTCCTCTATATCTGTCTATGATGGCTAATGCTTCTGGCTCAACCTTAATGCTATATAGCTTCTGTGTCTTTTGTCGTTTATAGCGTATATAGCCATCTTGCCCTATCTCAGTGAGGTTGCAAAGGTCAGCTACATTGATGCCTATAAGAAACAAGGATAGTTTGAACATATCGACAGCCATAGTTTGCTTCTCGCTCCCACGGAAAGAAAATAATCGGTGCAATTCGTCAATAGTCAGAGAACGCTTAATTGTAGGCTCAGACTTAATCTTGAATACACGAAAAGGATAAGACATCGTTATCTCATTCGCCATGGCATCACGGAATACAGCTCTGATATTGCGAAAATGAATACTCCTTCCATTTACAGACGGAGAAGATTGAAGAAGAAACGCATCAAAACCACTAAGCCAATCCTTAGTAATATCCTCGAAGGTTTTCGTCTTAATCTTAGCATCATACTCAGCCATACGTTTTGCAGTTACAAGATAAATCTCCTTCGTCCTCTTAGCAGTGCGCGATTCTGCATAAGACAGGAAACGGCAGTAAAAGCCATTTGCGGTTACTGCGGTTGGTTCCATGATTTCTACAACCTTGTTTTTAATTTGTGTAGCTGTCAATTTGGTTAACTCACCCTTCTTCAATAATTCGAGAACGATATTTGATACTGTACTTTTTTGGGTATCAATATAGCTCTGCAGGTTTGCTTTGTCTGGTCTATTCTTGATACGTTCCTTACTAGGGTCCCATTGAGTTGGTAATATCTTCACACCAAGATTGATGTACGCAGAAGAGCCCTGTTTGTTAATACCAATTTTAAGAGGGGCTTCATCACCTCTCTTAGAACTACGCTTATCTAAGTATATGTGAATTGTTACTGCCAT